TTAGCGCAGAAGTGCAATCCCGTCATCGTGGCCTGCCAGCAGGATCACATCCTTTTTCGATGGGGCCTTGCATTTTGTGGCCGGGCGGAGTGCGAGCAGGGACGTGGCAATTTTCTGCGCGCCGGGGGAGAGGAAAAACGCATCATCCGGCCCCAGTTCGCGGGAGCAGAAAAGGGCGGCATCACGTGGTTTTTTGGCGGCAATGAAAAGCTTTTCAAACGCATCGACAAAATCGGTCGATGTTCCCATTGCTTCCTGTTGCGTCATTTTGATGCTGGCCCAACTCATGGGAGTCTCTCGTCTGGTTGCGGATATTTCACAGGCCATTATTCATCCGCTGGCCCGCAAGTCGAGGATTTTTGCGGTCGTTCGAATAATAGGAAATTAATCCTTTACAATGAGAACAAAAAGGGATTATAGCTTGTGGATCAACACCGGAAGTGCATCCGGAAATAGCTTTGATGCGGTCAGAATGGCGGAAAGCGGCATATAAGCCGGGTTTTGCACGTATCACGTTGGCCATCTTTACATATCCGGCAGGCAATTGGCTTTGGGCTTCTTTGAGGCGCGAAAGGGGATAATTGCACGCGTTTTCGGAGGTGTTGATGCGAGACAGGCAGTTCAGCAGGAGGGCGAAATGAGTGAACAGAGACTTTTTCCCAAGCCGATCGCGGACCGCGTGACGACCCCGTTTTCCAGCGCCATGCAGGCCTGGTTCTGGTTTGTGCGGTGCCAGGCGTCACGGATCGAAGGGGCGCGTGTGGTGGCGGATGCCAGTGACGTTGTGCGGCCGTGCGACCCGGATGATATCTATAACGCGGTCATGCGGCTCCGGCGCGAAAATGTGCTGGATGACCGGCATTTGCAGGTGATCGAATATTACGGGCTGGTGGAACGCACGCCCGATCCGCGTGATGGTCGTGAAAAGCCGAAATATGATCTTTGGTGCGATGCGATGGCGGCCTTGCAGGATGCGTTGATTGCGCGCGATATCGTCCTGCCGGGGGCCGAGGATGCCTTTCACCATCCCGAAAGGATGATTAAAATGACGGGAGAATTGCCGCCATGCAGACTTTGACCCGAGAGGCGATCCGGCCCGATATCCAAGCGGGTGCTCAGGCGGATTCTGTGCCGAAACAGCCGGTAAATTCGCCAACTGAACCGGTGATGCGCGATGTGCTTGTCGTGTTTGCCGATGCACCCGAAAAGCGGCTTTTGCGGTGGCTGAAACCCGGTTTCCGGCATTGTTTCGTGCTGATGTCGGGCGGACGTGCCGGGGAGTGGATCTGCCTTGATCCGCAAAGCCACCGGGTGGCGTGCGATGTCTGGCAATATTCGGTTCTGTTCGATCCCGAAGCCCATTACCGGGCGCGCGGATTTGATTGCGTCTGGGTCAGTTATCCGGCGGAAGTGCCAAGGCGGGTGCGGTTGGGCGCGTTTACCTGTGTCGAGTTCGTCAAGCGGTTGCTGGGCATTTCCGGGTTCTGGATCGTGACACCGCATCAACTTTTTTGCGCGATAAAACGTGCGGAAACAAAGGGTTATCGTGGGAGAGTGTTTTTTTCTGAAAAATGTTCTTGATTTGTTCTTTTTCTTGTGCCATAAGGGAGAAGTCAACACCACAATTGCGCCCGCATCGCTTTATCGCGTTGCGGGCGTTTTTGTTTCCAAGCCCGTTTAAGGGCGTTTGTTTTTTTTAGCCCCGGTTTGGGGCTGTTTGTTTTTTGGGCCCCGGTTTGGGGTGTTTTGTTTTGCCCCGTTCGGGGCGGGTGCAGAAGGAGGTAAAGGGGCATCATGGGTAGTCTGTTTTCGACACCAAAACCATCCGCGCCACCACCAATTGCCACCAGCCCGTCCGCAAACCCGGCGTCCGTCGATGACGGGGAAAGTGCGGCAGAAGCGGCACGACGGGCGCGGTCCGAGGCGCTGGAGCGGCGACGCTATGGCCGGGCCGGTCTGATCGGTACGGGGGTTCGTGGCCTGTTGTCAGACCGGATCGACCGTGCGGCGGGTGGCAAAAATCTTTTGGGGGATTAGGCGATGACAGAACGGCAGAACCGCAAAGCGCGCCCGGTCCGTCCGGCCCGGAAGGTGGGTTTGGCGGCAAAGCATGCGACGTCTGATCGGGGGCTCCCCGATGGAGCGCAGCGTGCTGCCGGTCGGAATGCGACCGGGCAGGGTGATGCCAATCCGGGTGATGCCAATCCGGGTGATGCCAGGCCGTCGGGAGCAGACCAGAGGGCGGCGACATTTGGCCGGATGGCGAAGGAGCCGGTCGGCCGTCTTGGAGCAGGTGCTGGTGCTGGTGCCGGGACAGGCAGCAATGCCGGGACCGGGGCCAAAGCCGGCGGGATTGCGATTGCCGATTTGCGGGCCCGGTTCCGGGCGGCGGTCGGGCAGAAGCAGGGCTGGGTCCGGCATTGGCAGGAATGTTACGAATTCGCCCTGCCGCAGCGCAACGGGGCAAGCGAGCAACCGGGAGCATCCGGCGGGGTATCTGGCGGGGAAAAGAAATTTGATCGGGTGTTTGATGCCACGGCCCCCGATGCGGTCGAGCAGCTTGCGGCAAGCCTGATGGCGGAAATCACCCCGCCGAGTGGTGGCTGGTTCGCATTTGAGCCGGGCGGCAATGTGGCGGATGCGGATCGGGACATTCTGACCGCGCGGCTGGCGCGGGCCGCAAGCATTTTGCAGGGGCATTTTGACCGATCCAATTTCGCGGTCGAGATGCATCAGGCGTTTCTCGATCTGGTGACGGCGGGGACGGCGTGCCTTCGGCTTGAAGCGGATGATTTTTTAAGCCCGTCGGCGTTCCGGTTTGGCGCGGTGCCGCTGCGTGAACTGGCGTTCGAGGAACGCAGTGACGGCAGAATGGATGCGGTGTTTCGCAAGCTGTCGCTGAGCCGGGACGAGATTGCAAGGCAATGGCCAGAGGCGCGGTTGCCCGATAGGGATCGGGATGAGGGGCAGAGCCCGAGACGATACGCGGTGGTCGAGGCGGTTCTGCCCAATCCGGGGGCGTTTGGCGGTTATCAGCTTTGCGTGTTTTTTGAGGATGGCGGGCAGGTTTCTGGTGGTCTGGCCGGCGAAGATGGGGTGATCCATCGGGACCGTTTTGAGGTGTCGCCCTATATCGCGTTTCGGTGGATGAAGGCACCGGGCGAGGTTTATGGCAGGTCGCCGGTGATGAAGGCGCTGCCGGATATCAAGACGGCGAACAAGGTGGTCGAGCTGGTGCTTAAAAACGCATCCATCGCGGTGACCGGCATCTGGCAGGCCGATGATGACGGGGTTTTGAACCCGGCGGCGATCCGGCTGGTGCCCGGAAGCATCATCCCCAAGGCGGTTGGATCGGCGGGGTTAACGCCGCTTGATGCGCCGGGGCGGTTTGATGTTTCCGATCTGGTGCTGTCGGATCTGCGTGATCGCATCCGGCGGTGCCTGTTGGCCGACCGGCTGGGGCAAAGTGACCAGCCGGGCATGACCGCGACCGAGGTTCTCGAACGCGCATCGGAAAATGCCCGGTTGCTGGGGGCGACTTATGGCAGGTTGCAGGCGGAACTGCTTTATCCGCTGATTAGGCGGGCGATCCATATTCTGGTGCGGCGCGGCGAGCTTCCCGATATGCCGCTTGATGGCGATGTCGTGCAGTTGCGCCATAGCGCGCCATTGGCCCAGTTGCCCAAACGCGTACAGGCCGGGCAGGCGATGGATTGGCTGTCACGCATCGCGACGCTGGGGCCGGAGGCGCTGGGCGAGGTCGATATGCCGCACATGGTCCGCTGGCTTGCCGATCAGTTTGGCGTGCCGGACCATTTGCTCAGGCCGATGATGCCGGTTTTGCCGGTTGAGGCATCACTTGAGGCGGGCGTTATGGAGGATGCGGTATGAGTGGCTGGGACTGGTTTGAGGGGGTGGCAGCCGCCGACGAAACGGATGAAGCGGATCGGGTGCATTGGCAGCAATGCTTTGGCACGCACGCGGGGCAGAAGGTTCTGGCGGAGCTTGAACGCAGCATCATCAAAACCGCGCTTGGCCCGCAAAGCCCGGATCGGGCGATCTGGATGCGGGAAGGGCAGCGGGCGCTGGTTTTGCAGATGGCGCGGCTTGCAATGGGCAGCGTAGATGGGGGTGGTTCGGACAGGGGATGAGGTGATCCTTTGGTGTGTTTGGTGCCAGTTTGGCGCATGCAGCCCGATGGACTCCCGCGTTCGCGGGAGTGACGGGGTGGGTGTGGTGACGGGAGAGGTTGGGGCGGTATCATTCTCTTCAACCGTCATTCCCGCGAACGCGGGAATCCAGACTTGGTGCCGCGCGTACCGTTAATCAGGAAAACCGTAACTTTATGAACAGCAATCCGGCAGCGAAGCGGCTGCGCGGAGAGGGGAGAGTGCAGCATGACGATTGAGCAGAACCTGACGCGGCCAGAAGCCGGGCATGGAGCAGAGGGTAATCTGTTGCGCCCGGCTGATGCGGCGGGTGGCGTGCCTGAGGCGTTGGAAGATTTGGAAAGTGGCGCGGAGGATGTGGTTTCCGATGCTGGTGTCCTGCCAGAAGATGAGGTTGAGGCCGGTGAAGCCATCGCGGCCCTTGACCCCGCCAGCATTCCCGAAACGCCCGACGGATACGAGATTGCGGTTGATGAGGTGCTGGGCGCGGTTGATCCGGCGGTAAATGCGCGGTTGCATGCGGCGGGATTTACCGGCGCACAGGCGCAGCTTGTTTATGATCTGGCGGCCGAGGTGATCGGGCCGTTAATCGGCGAGGTTGAGGGCGCAGGCAAACGTGCCACGGATCGGGCGGCATTGGCGGCGGAATTTGGCGGGGCGGAAAACTGGAAACGGTTGGCACCGCGGATTGAGAAATGGGGGCGCGAGAACCTGCCCGAGGCGGCGTTTGAGGTTCTGTGCCAAACGGCAGACGGGGTGCGCAGCATTCATCGGTTGATGAGCGGCCGGGCGGAGCAGGGACTGGCGTCGGGGTCAGGCGCGGACGGGACAGGCGATTTGCGCCAAGATATCCGGGCCAAAATGAATGATCCGCGATACTGGCGCGACCGTGATCCGGGGATTGTCGCCGAGGTGCAGGCAGGTTTTGACCGCCTGCATGGCATTTCCTAGTTCACCTGATAGCGGCCATCGGTTTTGTGGACTTCGGGGGGAATGCGGGTGCGCTCGAACGCGGCATACACGTCATAAAGCCCCGGTGCCGGGACGCTGGCAAAGGCGTCTTCGGTGAGGGTCACGGCATCATCCATGTTCTGGCGTTTTTCAAAGACGTGGACGGGTACCTGTGCCTGCCCGGCGCGAAGGGCCGTATCGATCAGCATATAGACCGGTTCGATATCGCTGTTTTCAAGGGCAATACCGCCCGTGCCCTCGCAATTGCCGCGAAGGGCGGGGCGGGCGGTTTGGGCCTGTTCTGCCATTTCTTCGGGGCTGCCTGATGTGAGCGGGGTCAGGGCGATTTCGAGGTGATGGGGGCTGCTCGGCGAAAGGTCGTCGCGCGTGACATGGTAAACGCCAAGTTCGGCGGCATTGCCGACGGTGGCGGTAGCGGCATCGGTTGTGCTGCTGTTCGCGTCGCTGGCGCGCGTGATGGCATCGGCGTCGCAGAAATTATAGCGGGTAAACATGCGGTAACGGTTGTTTGCCTTGAGCCAGATTTCGACATCGCGATCCGCATTGAAGACGCGCACGAAAACCGGTGCGCCAATCGCAAGATCGGCGTTGGACAGTTCGGCTTCGAGATCGGGCAGAACCCGGTCGCGGATATTTTCCGCGCCAAACCCGGCAAGGGACGAAACCCGGCTGGTGAAATCGTTGAAATAGCCGGGAACGGGGGTATAGGGCAGCAGGGTATAACCCGCTGCCCCAATCCCGATCAGGGCGATGGTGGCAAACAGTTTTGCGCGCAACGCAAACTCCAGATCATCAATTTTGCAACAGGTCCGGCCAAACCGGACAGATGTTCGATCCCCCGTGGCGATGGGGGTTCGAGCCGAAACACAAGACCACTCAACCATGACCGCAAGATGACCGGTTCGGGGTGCAAATAAGGCGGAATTGCCTGATTTGCTGCCGCTTCGGGATGCTGCATCGCGCGTTGCGGTCTTAAAATTGTTTATGGGCAGAAGGATATAAACCGATGAGTGTCACGATTGATAAAAGCTTTGTGGATCATTTCCAGGCCGATGTGCATCAGGCCTATCAGCGGATGGGATCAAAGCTTCGTAATACGGTGCGGGTCAAAAACAGCGTGAAGGGGGCCAGCACGGTTTTTCAGAAAGTCGGCAAGGGCACGGCGACCACCAAGGCACGCCACGGCAAGGTGCCGGTGATGAATGCCGAACATGAGGCAGTGCGCTGTGACCTTCGCGATTATTATGCCGGTGACTGGGTCGATGCGCTTGATGAGCTCAAGACCAATCACGATGAAAAGATGGTTCTGGCCAATGCCGGGGCCTATGCGCTGGGTCGCAAGACCGATGAGCTGATCATCAATGCGCTGGCAAGCGGCGAGGAGCTTATTGATCACAATGATACGGGCCTGACCCTTGGCAAGGTGATGGCGGCGTTTGAGGGCATGGGCAACCGCGATGTGCCCGATGACGGGCAGCGTTATGCGATTGTCGGCTGGAAACAATGGTCGCAGCTTTTGCAGATCAACGAATTTTCCAATGCCGATTATGTCGGCGATGATGACCTTCCGTGGAAGGGAACGCAGGCCAAACGGTGGCTTGGCACGCTGTGGATGCCGCATTCGGGGCTTCCGGTGGCGGACGGCATCCGGTCGTGCTTCTGGTATCACAGAACGGCGATTGGCCATGCGATCGGGGCCGATGTGCAGTCCGACATTACCTGGCACGGCGATCATGCGGCGCATTTCGTCAACAATTCCATGAGCCAGGGTGCGGTGCTTGTTGATGATGCCGGGGTGAGCTGCATCCGGGCCAAGGAATAAGCCGCGACAGAGCGTGGCTTTTGAAGATTTTTCATACAGATAACGGAGACCAAAATGGCAGAAGGTTTTAAAGCCAGAAACCTCAGTGTTCTGGCCTATGCCAACGGCTTTACGCTTTGGCATTACATCACCCCGGATTTCGCCGCCGATGTTGATACGGCGGGCTATTTTGCCGATGCCCGCGACATGCTGCGGGTTGGTGACATCATCATCGCCAATACCAACCGCGATGCCACCATGTCCGGCGGGCTGTTCGTCGTGGCAAGTTCGGGGGCTTTGGGCGTTGATGTCCGCGATATGACGGCGATTGGCAGTTCGAATACGGACTGATCAAACAATTACATTGTACTCTTGGTTGCATTTTGGTTTTGGGTTGCGATCATACGGATGTTATCTTGCTCATATGAAAGCATGATCAAGGACTTAATTGTATGAGAGCCGATGAAGTTGCTCACTATCTGAGTGCAACCAAGTCTTTGTCCGGTACACCGATTTGGATTGCAGGCTCAAAAGACAATCAGTTTCGTTTGAAGTGGCCGGTGATATTCAGGGGTACAGGTGGCACACACTTAGAGATCACCTATAGCAGTGGAGCGCCATATCTTAAATATAGCATGATGTTGATGGTGCCGCCGCCGGTGTTTCGACTTGATGTCGGCAAAGAACTAACCCATATGAACCACAGACCGCATCCTCATATGATTCGAGGGCATCATTATCATCCTTGGGAACTGAACTCGCCCGAAGGGCGGGCTGCAATTCCCAAAAGTTTGCGTGAAGCTCTTCGGTATGACAGGGCAACAGATATCCGAACCGCTTTCGATTGGTTTTGTGATATGGTAGGGATCGCTTCTCCAAGTTCGGAACTTCCCGAACCACCGTTGCGGGAGACGTTGCTATGACAGACAGATATTTGCAAATCTCCTCCGAAATTGTTAAGGCGCGTCCCGTCGAACATGGAACGCTTGTTGATACCACTTGCTTGCTTGCAACAGGTGAAATTGTACAAGTTCTTGTAAGCGGCGGTTTAAACGATGTGGTTGTTTCTGACTGTGGTTTGGCAATGACAGAAATAGAAAACCTTGGAGCGGTTGAAAAGTTTCCGTCCAGGCGCTTTAAAGGCTATGCGTCCAAATTCGGAGTGAATGTTTCTCAAAAGGGGGAACTTTATCTGAAGACTTCTGCCGCTGAAATATCAGCAGCAGTTGTGCTGGTTGCCAACGCCGTTCAGGAAGCGGTTAATACAGAAACATTCCGTATGAAGCCACAGCATCATCGAGATTTGAAGATTGCAGTTGCCGATTTCGTTCGCGAGAAAGATTTGCTTAAATTCGAACGAGATCGCACCATCTCAGGAAAGCATACGGCTCATAAGTTTGAGCATGTATTTGAGAGCAGAAACAATCGATTGATTATTCTGGATACAGTTGTTCCTGACTTAACCTCTATAAGTTCACGTGTAGTTGCTCATATCGATGTGAGAGAAAATTCGGAGATCAAGGCTGAGTCTCTGTTGGTCTATGACGAGACTGATAGCTGGAGAACAGATCGATTAGGGCTTCTTGAACTCGCTGGAACGATTGTACCTTTTGACAGATTGGATGAGGCTATGGCTGTCCGCTTCGGATTGGAAACAACTCATTAGCGAATAGTCCAAATAGACGAATTCGAGCAGCCCGGCCACTGAGCCGGGCTTTTTTGTTTTGGTTCAGATGTGAACCATCTAGGCTTCTACCGACCCCGACAGCAAATGCTGTCGGGTTTTTTTTATGTCCAACACAGGAGAATGCCCATGCAGGGTTCCAAACCGGTCGAATGCGAAGTGCTTAACGTTATCCAGGCGGCGGGTATCTGGCCGGATTGCGATGACAAGACGCAGCTTTTGCAGGCGATCAATACGCTGATTTCGGGTGGCGGCAATGGTGGTGGCGGTGGTGCGACACCGCTTGGCACGGTGCTGCCCTTTGCCGGTGCGACGGCACCGGATGGTTTCATGCTGTGCGATGGTGCCGAACTTTTCGCGAGTGAACATGCCGATCTGTTTGCCGTGATCGGCACGGTTTATGGCGAAGGCGAAGCACCGGGCAGCTTCAAGCTACCGGATTTGCGTGGCCGTGCGGCGATTGGTGCCGGTCAGGGTGTTGATCTGAGTGATCGGGTTCTGGGGGCGATGGCGGGGGCTGAAACCCACCAGCTTACTGTTGATGAGATGCCCGAACACGATGGTCATATTGATGGTGGTATTGGTCAGGCTGGTAATAATGCCGGGGTTTCCTCCAGTTCCTCAGGATCAATCCGCGGGGGCGGCCAGCCGCACAACAACATGCAGCCTTTCGTGGTGCTGAACTACATCATCAAGGTCTGATTTTACGGTTTCAAACCCAATTCCCTCGACCCGGCTGCATCCCGCTGCCGGGTTTTCTTTTGACTGAAACGGAGAATATCCATGCAGTGTAATACACCGGTTGCCAGCGAAGTTCTGAACGTTGTTCTGGCGGCCAATATCGCGCCGGATCGGCAGGATGACACCCAGCTTTTGCAGGCGATCAATACCCTGATTGCCAATGGTGGTTCGGGTGGTAATGGCGGCAATGGTGGCGGTTTCGGTGCCGAAATCGGCTCTGTCACCGCCTTTGCCATGCCGACCCCGCCGGAAGGCTGGCTGGTCTGTGACGGTTCGGCGGTTTCGCGGACCGACTATGCCGATCTTTATGCCGCGATTGGTACCGTCTGGGGCCATGGGGATCAGATTGCCACCTTTAACCTGCCGGATCTTCGCGGCGAGTTTGTTCGTGGTTTTGATGCCGGGCGTGGTGTGGATGCGGATCGTGTGTTCGCGTCATATCAGGATGATGAAACGAAAGCCCATTCTCATTCAAATAATGGGCAAACCGGTGTCATAAACACCTACGGTGATACACATCCTTATCGTCTGGCTCTTGCCGGTTCGGGTACTTTTGCTGCAGGGGAGACTGGTGAATTTGGAGGAGTTGAAACCCGCCCACGCAACGTCGCGATGACCTATGCGATCAAGGCGTTTTATCCGGTTGCCTGATCGGGTGTTGCCTTTCGAATAACGCACTTTTCTATTGCCCCGGCAGCGCAGGTTGCCGGGGTTTTGTTTTTTGAAATGACAGGAGAATGTCTATGTTGGGTTCAACCCCGGTGGATTGCGAAGTCCTTCACGTTATTCAGGCAGCAGGCATTACGCCCAATTGCGATGACAAAACCCAGCTTCTTCAGGCGCTGGATGCCCGCTATCTGGGACAGAATGGTGGTGCATCCGGTGGCACCGAGATCGGTGTGATCGCAGCTCTTGCCATGCCGACCCCGCCGGAAGGCTGGCTGGTTTGTGACGGTTCGGCGGTTTCGCGGACCGATTATGCCGATCTTTATGCCGCGATTGGCACGGTTTGGGGGGATGGTGACCAGATTGCCACCTTTAACCTGCCGGACCTTCGTGGGGAATTCATTCGTGGCTTTGATGCTGGGCGTGGTGTCGATGTGGATCGTGTGTTTGCATCTGATCAGCTTGATCAGATGCAGCGCATTACGGCTCGTGCGTTAGGCTACGGCACTGACGGCGGTATGTTTGCACCGTTTGCGTCATTTGATGGGGCGTTCAGTGAGGCCGAGGCTAATAACAATGGTAGAGCTGCCGTGGGCACCCATAGTGGTTTGGTGTCCGGGTTGGCATTTGACAGTGCTGGCTCGCCAAATGCCCGAGTTGGCGCCGAAACCCGTCCACGCAACGTCGCGATGACCTATGCGATCAAGGCGTTTTATCCGGTGGCGGCTTCGAGCTAGGGCCTGATTGAGTGATGGGCGGGGTCCGGGGTTCCGGGCCCCGCTTTTACCTGCGGCACGCAGGACTGGATTCCCGCCCGCGCGGGAATGACGGCAGGGAAAAGCTCCTTTCCCCGTCACTCCCGCGAAAGCGGGAGTCTATCGTGCCGCATCCTTAAAACCGGCGCTAAGCCTGCCGTCCGATGGTTTTACTGTGCCCCTTTTTCGGCCAGATATCTGGTGACCTGGGCAGCGGCGCGGGCGCGTTGTTCGTAGGTGACGGAGGGGGCGGCGACTTCGATCCAGGTTTTGGCTTCGACATGATCGCGCGCGGCGGCGATGGAAAGATAGTACCAGGCAAGTTCGAGGTCTTCGGTGGTGTATTCGCCGTAATAATGCATCCGGCCCATGGCGGCAAAACCGTTGGTATCGTCAAGTTCGACGGCCTTCTGATACCAGACAATTGCGCCTGCCGGGTCTTCGGGGCCGCCGATGCCGTATTCAAGGAAATGGCCGTAATAGTAAGGGGCATCGGGATCGCCGTTTTCAGCGGCAAGCTTCATCCACTTCCGGGCCAGCACCGGATCGGGTTCGATGCCCTCGGCACCGGACTGGTAGATGGCGGAAAGGTTGTATTGGGCGTAGGCGTCGCCGTCGGAGGCGGCCTTTTCATACCATTCGCGTGCGCGGGGAAGGCTGACATCGACCCCGATGCCGTGCAGATAGCAATCGGCCAGATTGACCATGGCAGACACATCGCCCAGATCGGCGGCGCGCCGATAGTGATAGGCGGCTTCGGTGGCGTCGGGTGCGACGCCTGACCCGTTGAGATACATGACGCCAATCAGGTTGATCGCCCCGGCATGGTTATGATCCGCCGCCTTGCGGGCCAGTTCCATCGCGCGGGGGAAATCCTGCGGCATGCCATCGCCATAATAGGCGGCCAGCGCATCGGCAAAGAGCGGTTCGGTATCGGTTGCCGGGGCGGTCGCCGTCGGTTCGGGGGCGGGTTTGGGTGCCGGTTCGGGTGCGGGAGCTGGTTCGATCTCGACGAGCCGGAAGGATGTAAAGCGTTCGGTTATCGTGCCGTTGGCATCCATGGTCCGGTTGGTGAAGGGGCAGGGTTCTGATGCCGGGTAGGTCGTAATCGCGTCGCCGTCGGCCAGAACCGCGATGGCCGGGGCGTAACCCTGTTTGGCGGCGCAATTATACCAGCCTTCGGCTTCGTCGAAGGCGTCAAAGAAAAGGAATTGGCTTTCGAGATATTCGGCCAGAGCGAACTGTGCAGCGGGATCGCCATTCATGGCGGCGTCGCGCAGGGCGTCTTCATCGAAAGTCCCGGCGGTCGGATCAGCGGGTTTCGGATCGTCGGCGGTGTAACCGGCCCCGGTGTAATAGCATTCGCCGGTTTCGCTGATATCGAAATTGGCGTTGATGTTTTGCAGCTGATCAATGGCGGGCTGGTCACCCTGCAGGGCAGCGCATTCAAGCAGGCGGGTGATGGTGAAATGTTCATCATCGTCAATGTCGCCGTCCTCGGCATACTCGTAGGACAGCAAGATCGCCAGCAGGCGCTGGGCCTCGGCATTGCCTGCGTAGGACTTGCGCCAGTAATTATCGATCAGGATGTCGTCATCGATACTTTGGGCCGATGTGACGGCAGATGTGCCGATGATTCCGATCAGGAAAAGCGATGCGAAAAGCTGGGACCGCGACATTGATGCTCCATTCCTGCGGGCCGGTTGGTTCGGGCGGCCACTGACTACCCGGTCTGTTCCGACCGGTTGATACGGATTTTGACAATATTTCAACGATATCGGCAACCGGGAATTGAAGGGAACGCGATATGGCACTGAGCGACATCGCACTTTGTGCGCGTGCATTGGTGATGATCGGGGCGGCACCGATTGTTTCGTTTGAGGATGACACGGCCGAGGCGGAGGTGGCGGGGATGTTGTATCCGGCTATCCGGGACGGGATGCTGGCGGCGTATCCTTGGCGGTTTGCCGCGCGTGGGGCGTGGCTGGCGCGGAGGGAGAGTGAGGAAGTTTTGGGCGCTGGCGAGGGCATGTTTGTCCTGCCCGGGGATTTTATCCGGTTGCTGTCGCTTGAGACCGAGGGCGGGGCGGTGCCGGAGTTTGAGCTGGTGCAGGGGGCGGTGAGGTGCGCGGCGGATCGGGCGTACTTACGCTATGTCGGGCGGATGGCGGAGGGAGCGTTTCCCGCCTTTTTCGATCTGGCGCTGATCACACGCCTTGCGGCGGAATTTTGTGTGCCGCTGACCGAAAGTACGTCGCGGGCGGAGTATCTGTTTAAACGCGCCGAGGACCAGTTTCGCAGCGCCCGGCTGGCCGATGCGCAGCAATCAACCCCCCGCGCGATTGGGGATTTCACCCTGATCGGGGCGCGGGGATAAGGGTTTTGACCAACGGGGAGGGGATGGCTATGGCGCGCAGGGTACTGGAAAAGACGACATTTTCGACCGGTGAACTGGCCCCGGAATTGTGGGGGCGCTCAGACCTTAATGCCTATGGCAATGGGGCGGCGCGGTTGCGCAATGTGTTTATTGAACCGAGCGGCGGGGTGCGCAGGCGGCCCGGTATCGCGTTGATTGATGCGGTGTCCGGCCCGGTGCGGTTGATCGCGTTCGAGTTCAATACCGAGCAGACCTATCTGCTGGTGTTTGGGGATTATCAGGGCACGGTTTATCGCGATGGGGTGGCGATTGTCGGGTTTGAAACGCCGTTTGGAATTATCCACCATGCGCTTCTGAACTGGACGCAAAGTGCCGATACGCTGCTTGTCACCCATCCGGACGTCGAGCCGATGCGCCTGACGCGCAAAGGATCGGACGACGGGGCGGGAACGTGGGAGATGACCAACTGGGCGTGGCGGGAAACGGCGGTGAAGCGGTTTCAGCCCTATTATAAATTCGGTGATCCGGCGGTTTCGATCACGCCTTCAGGGACCAGTGGCACGATCAGCATCACGGCCAGTTCGGCCCTTTTTGAGGCCGGGCATGTCGGGACGCGCTGGCGGATACAGGGGATTGAGGGGCAGATTGCCGGGGTTTCGAGTGCGACACTGGCAACCATTACCTTGAAAGAGGCGCTGCCCGATGCCAGCACGACACAGGACTTCGAGGAACAGGTGTTTTCGCCGGTGCGCGGCTGGCCGCGCAGCGTGACCTTTCATCAGGACCGCATGGTGATTGGCGGATCGCGCGATTTGCCCAACCGGTTGTGGATGTCGAAATCGGGGGATCTGTTCAATTTCGATCTGGGCGAGGGGCTGGATGACGCGGCGATTGAATTTGCCCTGCTGGCCGATCAGGTCAATGCGATTACCGGCATTTTCGCCGGACGCCACTTGCAGGTTTTCACCAGCGGATCGGAATGGATGGTAACGGGGGCCCCGTTGACCCCGGCCAATATTCAGGTGACGCGCCAGACCCGGATCGGCAGCCGGGCGGATCGCACGGTGCCGTTGGTCAATGTGGATGGCGCGACGATCTTTGCCGCGCGAAGCGGCCGGGAATTGCGCGAATTCCTGTTTACCGATGTCGAGCAGGCTTATGGGGCGGCGGATTTGGCGCTTTTATCGCGCCATCTGGTGCAGGGCCCGGTTGATCAGGCGTTTGATGCCGATCATCGGCTTTTGCATGTGGTGATGGGCGATGGCAGCCTTGGGACCCTGACGCTTTACCGCAGCGAGGCGATTACCGCCTGGTCGGCGCAAAGCGTTGCGGGGGCGGCGTTTCGCTCCGTCGCGGTGGCGGGCGGGGAGGTTTACCTTTGCCTTGAGCGCGAAGGGAAATTTTACCTTGGCCGGTTTGATGAGGGTTGCGGGCTTGATCTTTCGATCACCGCAGAATTGGCCGAGGGCGAGGAACCACGCCGCCATTGGGGCGGGTTTGATGATCTGGAAAATGTCACTTTGGCCGTTTGGGCCGGTGGCGTGCTTTACCGCGATATCACGGTTTCGGGCGGCACGATCAGCCTTTCGGAAAATGTTTCAACGGTCGTGGCCGGATTGCCGTTTACCCATGAAATTGCCGCCCTGCCACCGGCCGGATCGGATGGCACGCGGGCACATGGGGGCAATGCGCTGCGGCTTGTGTCGGTGACATTCCGGGTGCAGCAGACCGCGCAGTTGCGCGTCAATACCGGGCGGGGATTTCGCGATGTGACGCTGGGTAGAGGACGGAGCGAAGACGCGGCCTATAGCGGTGATGTCAGTTTGCGGGCCCTTGGCTGGCGGCGCGGCAGTGCCGGGCGGGACAATGATGGATTATGGCGGATCGCCGGGGATTTTCCCCGGCCTTTTTTATTGCTGGGGGTCGCCAGCGAATTGGGGGTGAATGACTGATGGGCGCGTTTGCATCCTATGCACCAATGGCACTTTCTGCCCTGCAAACCGGGCAGCAGATTTCATCAAACCGGGCGGACCAGAAAAACCGCGCGGCAGAGACCGAGGCCAACCGGCAGGTCGATATTGCGCAAATCAATGCCAGCGAGGCCGAACGCGCACGCGAACGGGCCGAGGAATTGCGCATCCGACAGGCACGGTTACGCGCACGCCAAGGGGCAGCGGGCCTGCAAAGCGGGGGCACCGGATCGGCCAGTGCGGTTCTGGCCGGGCTTGAAAAACAGGCATTGTCAGAAACGCATGCCGATGCGGATGCGGCGGCACGCAAGCGGGCAGAGGTTAACCGGCAGGCAAGTTGGCGTGAAACATCGCTTTTGCGATCCTTGCAGGATGACACGGTGGCACGGTTGAATGCGTGGTTTGCCCGGCGGGATGGGTGGTGAGGGCTGCGGGGTTTGGTCGCGGGTTTTGAGTGTGCGGTGCTGTTTACTGGATTCCCGCCTGCGCGGGAATGACGGGGGTGGGGTAGGGCCTTTCCGCCCGTTCGTCACTCCCGCATAGGCGGGAGTCCACCGGGCTTGCGGGTTCGGTGGCTGGTTTTGAGGATGCGGCGCGGCTGACTGGATTCCCGCGTGCGCGGGAATGACGAGGTTTTGGGGTAGGGCCTTTCCACCTGTTCGTCACTCCCGCGCAGGCGGGAGTCCATGGGGCTGCGGGTTCGGTGGTTGGGTTTGAGGCTGTGGCACCGCTGACTGGATTCCCGCGTGCGCGGGAATGACGAGGTTTTGGGGTAGGGCCTTGCCACCTGTTCGTCACTCCCGCATAGGCGGGAGTCCAGAGTGGCAGGTTCGGGTTAGTTTTTTTGGGGGGATGAGATGGGCGCGGTATTTAAGGTTGATGGCGGGACGGGTGTCGGGTTTACCGGCGACGGCAAACGTACGGTTTTTCCGTTTCAGTTCGCGGTTTTTGGCAGTGATGATGTGGCGGTGCGCGTTGATGGAAACCCGGTCACGACCGGGTTTCATGTGGCGTTGAATGATGGTGAAGACGCGCCCGGTGGCGCGGTGATTTTTGAGGTCGCGCCATCGGTGGGGGCGGCGATTTCGATCCGGCGGTATTTGCGGTTACGGCGGTTGAGTTCCTATGGCAGTGCGACGTCGCCGCGTGGTGATGCGGTGGATCGGGATTTGGATTATCTGACCGCGGCCCTTGGCGATATTGACTGGGCGATGGTGGGCAGTTTGCGGCTTGATCCCGCCGATCAGGGCAAGGGGGATCTGGCGTTACCGCGGATGGTGCCCGGTCGGGCCCTGGTGTGGAACGCGCAAGGTAACGGGCTGGTGAACGGGCCGGATGCGGGCGAGATTGCATTGGCCGGGCAGCATGGCGCGATGGCGCAGGATGCGGCGAACCGGGCCGAGGCCGCCGGAACGCGGGCGGAAACCGCGCTTGCAGGGTTTCAGAAGCAGATGGCGGGGGCGGCGTTTGACCTTGATCTGCGGGCCCAGAACGTCACGCTTTGGCAGGATGAACGGCGCATGCCGGTGATCGATGCGCCGGGCGACCGGATCATGGATATCCGCGAGACCGGGGCGTTGGTGCGGTTATCGAATGGCGGGCGGTTGAGCCTTCCGGGGGTGAGTGCCGCGCGCAACGGGGTGCGATACCGGGTGGTCAATGGCGATGGCACGATGGTCGATATAAGTGCGGCCAGCGGGGATCAGATTGTGCCGTTGGACGGGGCGGCGGTGCGCAGTGTTTATGCCCTGCCGATCCGCGGCGATTGCGTTGATCTGATCTGTGATGGCGGGCGGTGGTTTGCCGCACCGATCGCGCAAACCGGGCCGGTGGTGAAGCTTTTGCGCACCAATGCGCAGGATATTCCGGCGGGTGGTTATTTCATCGTTGAATGGGATCAGGTGGCAGAGGACAGCCACGGGCTTTATGACGCCGCCCTGCACGGCGTCGGGAGCCTTCCGCCCGGTTTTTACCATGTCGATGCCGGGGTGAATTTCGCGATTGGCGATACGGCGGTGGCGGTCAGTGCCTATGTCGAGCGGCAGGGGCCGGCGGGATGGAGCACGCATTTGCAGGCGTCCGATATTGTCGGGGCGGGCAGCAATGCGACGCAGAGTGTGCGGGTCAGCGGCATCGCCCGGATCGGGATCGGCACGGATAATGCGCTTCGGCTGCGTGTGCGCCATTCGGATACGATTACGCGCCAGATCGCGGCGAGTTCGGGGATGAGCTGGTTTCATCTGTGCCGGGTTGGTGGGTAGGTTTTGAGGCTGCGGCACGGCTGACTGGATTCCCGCATGCGCGGGAATGACGGTTTATTGGGATAAGGCTTTTCCGCCTGTTCGTCACTCCCGCGCAGGCGGGAGTCCATCGGGCGGCGGTTGCCGTGGCCGGTTTTGAGTATGCGGCACGGCTGACTGGGTTCCCCCGTGTGCGGGAATGACGGAAGGAAGTGAGGTCCGCTACATCGTCACTCCGGCGAAAGCGGGAGTCCATGGGGCTGCGGGCTCGGTCGTCGGCTTTGAGGATACGGCACTGTTGACTGGATTTACGCGTTCGCGGGAATGACGGGTGGGGCTGGGCCTTTCCATCTGGCGGCAGGCTCGTTGATCCTGACGACATTTCATCATTTGAAGACGGAGAATGCAAAATGGGCATGCGATATGCGCCATTGGAAAGCTGTCTGCGCGTGGGGCGCGCCAGCCCCAAGATTGTACGCGGATCAGACGGGATTTTGGCCGAGATCGGTGCGGATATGCCGGGCCATGATCATGATGTGCTGGGCCGGGCGCGGGGGCTTTTGATCGAGGCGGCGGCGGTTAATCTGCTGCGCTATTCCGCCGCGTTTTCCAATCCGCTTTGGGAGAAGGATGCGGGGGTGAGTGTGGCGACGTCCGGGGTTGCGGCCCCGGATGGGAGTATGACGGCCACACAGCTTGACCTTCCGGGCGGCACGGCGGGGCTTTATCAGCGGGTGGATAATCTGACTGTGGGGGCGATATACAGCTTTGGCGTCTGGGCGCGGGCGGTATCGGGCACGGCGGAGATTACGCTGGGCGTGGTGAATGGGGCATCTGCCCATGCGGTGAGCCTTGCTGAAAGCTGGCAACGGGTGGGCTTTGCCGAGGCCGCATCGGGCACCAGCCGATACCCAAAAATCAGCACGACGATTTCGGGCAATCCGGCATCGATCCTGATCTGGAATGCGCAGCTTGAGGCCGGGCCGGTTTTGACCAGCGATCTGATCAGCAATGGCATCCCGGCGGCGCGCGCCTTGGATGATGTGATGCTGGAGCCGGGCGACTGGTTCCGGGGCGCAACCGGGCGGGGCACGTTTGTTTTTGATCTTGAATTGCCGACGGCCTGGAGCGGCATCTGGCGGATCGTGCAGATGCATTCGGGGAACCTTAACGATGATCATCTTGATCTTGGCTATGACAGTGCGGCGGATCAGTTGCGGATTTCATTGCGCAAGGCGGGCAGCCCGATCATCACGCAGTCGCTTTATGGCGGGCTTGTGCCGGGAACGCGCACGCGGATCGTGCTGGCGTGGGCGGATGACGGGGTGGCGGTGGCGAAAGCGGGCGCGATTTTGAAATCACCCGGCGGCTTTGCCATGCCGCGCAGTTTCAACACGATCCAGTTGGGGAGTTATGCCGGGCAAAGCGGGGCCTTAAACGGGCATTTGCGCGGGGTTTCCTACTGGCCGGAACGGTTGGGCGATGATCGGTTGATCGCTCTTTCGGCAAATCCCGAAAATTAACCCCATGGAAGCCCCCAAACGAAACAGAGGAAACGGAGGACAGGATGGAGGAACTTGATACGGTGCGGGCGGAGCTTTTGCAAAGCCTGCCCGGTGATATCAGCCGCGCGCGCAACGCCTATCGCCGGATGGCGCAGGCCGCAGCCCTCAAGATGGATGCCAAAAGTTTTGCCGCCCATCAAACGGCGTGCAAGGCGGGGCTTTCGCATCTTGAAGGCCTGATCAAGCTGCTGCGCTGGGCGTCCGGCCCGGATGCGGCGGAGAATGACAAGGCAAAGTCGCCTGCGATGGAGGAGGCGGAGATCAGGAAGCTGATTGCCGAGGCACGGGGGGCGTTGGCGGGGAGTGAGGGTTAG